CAGATGCGGTTTGTTCGCTCATGGCTGTTGGTTGGCTGGTGGTCACGACCATTTCTTTTTCTGGCTGAATGGTCCCGCGTCCTTTTTCTGCGTCTTTGCTGGCTCGTCCGAATCCTGAAACCGCTGGAACATCCCATTCCTCTCCACCCGGCAACTGCTGCCGACCCTGCCCCATCTCGCCTTCGTGATTTTGATGATGCCGAGGTCCGGCGTGTCCTCGTCCGCGTCGTCCCCGCGTGCATCCATGACGATTTTCAGCACGGTTTCCGGCGCGTCCTGCAACGCCCGCGAGTCTCTCACCTCCCCGTCGTCGTTGAGTTGAGTGGGGACGATCAGCGTGCAGCCCAATGAACGGCGCAACGCCTGCAATTTCTCGCTCATAGCTTTCAGGATTTCGTCCGACCGCTCCTTCCCGTTCCCGGCGCGGGTGACGAGTTGGATGTAGTCAAGCAGGATGAAATCCAACGGTTTCACCCGGTGCAGCGACCGCGCCAGCGATGCGATGCCGTCGATCGTGATGTAGGAATCGAGCGAGTAATGCACGTCCCACGTCTGAGCGGTGCGGACAAGGGTCTGTTGGATGTTCCGAATGTCCCCGGATCTGCGGTCACGGTTTCGTCCGGTGACGATGGGCAGCGACACGTTCGCCTCCCGCGCAATGTCCCGCATGACGAGTTGGAGCGGTGACATTTCCAGCCCGATGACCAGCCCGCGACGTCCGGCGTTGGCGAGGTGCCCAGCCATCTGCATCGCGAGCAGGGTCTTCCCGCCCCCCTGCTTCCCTCCAATCAGGATGTACTCCCGGCGCGTCCCACCGTCCATGAGTTCGTCCAGTGCCTTGATGCCCGTCGTCACCGCCGGGTCAATCTCCCCGTCGCAGTCAATGAGGCAGCGGTCCGTGTACTCCATGATGACGTCTTGGTGGGAAACGGATTTCGTCGTGTTCGCGTCCGTCATGGCGTTGTCAATCTGACCCATCATCTGCTGTGCCTGCTGCCGCCAGTCGTCCGGCTTGGCATAAGCGACCGTCTCAATCTGGCCGGCCAATCTCGCCACCGTCCGAAGCGTGGATGCGTCCTTGACCGTCTCGCAGTAGGATTTCACCGCCGTTGGCAATTCCGCCGCCGTGTAGGCCTCCAGCAGCTTCGAAGCCCCTCCGGCCATCTGCACCTTGTTCGGATCGTCCAGAGCCACCATGAGGCTTGCAGGGTCAACTGGATGCCCGCCGCCGTGGCGCATCAGGATCAGTTCAAACATGTAGGCGGCGTGCATCGTGGCGAAGTCGGATGCGCGGAGCATGTCGGCGGCGATCGGGATTGCCTGCGCCGGTGACTGCATCATGCAGGAGATGACGGCGAGGTCGGATTCTTCGCTGCCGGGTGGTTTGCGGGAGATGTCTGGTGTCATGGTGCGGGGTGTGGTTTAGCGTTGGCGATTGTAGATGTCGATCACCATTCGGCTCACGACGTCGTAGTTTTTGGCGTTCAAGAAATTGAAGGGGCGTGTGGCTGAGTGAACGAGCGCGGGGACGTGTGTGCATTCTTTTGATGCCATCAAGACGGCATGCCACCTGTTGAGAATTTCATCTCCGTCGTGAGTCGGAATGATTGGAAGGAGTTTTTTCAGTCCAGATTGAGTGCGTGACCAGCCTGATGTGTCCATGATAAGCTCCTCTCCTGTCACGTCCTTGTAAACTCTGACCAGCCTGCTGATGACGAAAGCCTGTCTCGGGTCTGTGTTGGCTTCCGGTTTCGGTTTCCGTTCCTTGGCTGGTTTGGGTGGTGGTGGTTCGATTGGAAAAAGTGAATCCCCGTCCCCTGCATTCGCGGCAGCGGATGCGAATGATTCCGGTTCTTTCCTGTTCACTCTTCCAGTTACTTCCAGTTTGGCTGCATCTGCTGCGGGGGTGTACCGCATTTGCTGCGGGGGTGGTACCGCATTTGCTGCGGGGGTGTACCGCATTTGCTGCGGGGGTGGTACCGCATTTGCTGCGGGGGTGGTACCGCATTTGCTGCGGGGGTGGAGGAGGTAGTGGTTGTGCTGCCCGGTTCGCCTGATGATCGTGATGTGACCGTCTGTCTCCAGCGTTTTCAACGCCATGGAAATCGACCGCTCGCAGACACACGTCTCCTTCGCCAGAAGCAAGACGGACGGGTCGCACCTTCCGCTTTCGGCGTTGTGGTGCCACGCCAGCGTCAGCCCGATCAGCTTTGCGGTCGGCGGGAGTGGGATGGCGTAGAACGCTCGTTGCATCTGGTGACTCATGGGCAAAAAAGGGCCCCTCCCGTCGCACGTTCGACCCAAGGCCATGAAATGCCTGGACGTGTTCTGGGAAGGGCAAGATTTATCATGTTGGACGCCGGGGTCGAATCGGCGGGCGCTGCTGCGCTGCGGTACTTAAACGCGGGTGTTGCGTTTGTCAAATGTCGCACTCCTCCTCAATCCCCGCGAGCAACGGCACCTCCTCCCGGATGTTTCCGGCGGCGGCTTCCGCGCAATTCTTCACGGCCTGAAGGTAGTACGCTCGCTTGAGTTCGATTCCGATGGCCCGCCGTCCGTTGAGGATTGCGCCGTAGGCTTCCGATCCCACCCCCAGAAACGGAGTCAGCACGGTTTCTCCGGGGTTTGACCGCAGTACCACCACCCGCTCAATCACGTCCAGCTGCAACGGGTGGACGTGCTTCTCGTCCTCCGGGTCTTTGCAGTCCTTGTACGGCAGCACCCGCCCAATCCGCACGTCATCCCAGAAGGCGGAGGCGTAGTTGCGCCAGATCCAATGAGAGAATCGATTCTCCGTCTGTTTGCCGGTGTGTCCCTTGTATTTCAGCAACTCGGCAGGCATCTGCTTTTCTCCGGCGTAGGAGTGGAGTCCTGTCGGGTGTTCGACTGGCACCTTATTCTGACCGTCTCGCCGGAACAAAAGGAGATAGTCAGCGGATGCCACGTCGCAAAGGCTGGAGTCCTCGACGATGGTTTTGTGGGCAAGGCCCTTCGCCATTGTCCGCAGCCGCACCCCCAGCGGCTCCTTCCATACGCAATGACGGGCGATGTACTTGAATCCCAGCCGCTCGTGTAGTCGGATGATGTCCCCCGGAAAATCCGTCAGGTGATTCCCGGCGTTGACGGAGCTTGGGATGTCCATGCAATGCACCGCCGTAATCCGCCCCGGTTTTGTCAGGCGTGCAATCTGGCTGACGACGAATTCGTAATGCTTGAAAAACTCGTCGTAGCTCCCGCAGTTTGACAAGTCGCGCTCGTCGCTGCTGTAGTTGTAGAGGCCGCAAAACGGCGGGCTGTAAATCGACAGGTCAACGCATTGATCCGGGAGGGTTGGCATGACTTGGCAACAGTCCCCGTTATAGAGCGCGTACTTGTCCGTGATGACTTGGCTAGTTAAATCCATGATGGCAATTCGGTTTGTGGTGTTTGTGCTTTATGTTTCCTGACTTCCAATTCCTGACCCATGAGAGAGACAAGGCTTGAAAACATTTTCTCGGCGGCGTCCGCCTTGCGCTGAAGGTTCAGCATAACGTCCCGCTCACCCTCACTGGTGATGATGTCAACGGTGACTGGTCGGGTTTGACCGAATCGCCATGAGCGGCGGATCGCCTGATACCATTGCTCAAAAGAGTGCGATGGGAAAAAAGTCTGGTGGTTGCAGTGCTGCCAGTTCAGCCCAAACCCGGCAATCGTTGGCTTCGTGACTAGTACCTTAATCTGGCCAGACTCAAACGCGGCGAATTTCTCCTCCTTCTCCTCATCCGTGTCGCTTCCTGACACCTCAACCGCCACGGGCGTCATTTTGGCGAGCATTGAGGACTCGCTGTTGAGATAGCACCATTGCACCGATGACTTCCCTTCATGAGCCGCCACGCATTCCGCGGCTTTCTCGCATCGCTCCCTGATTGTGCGGCTTCGCTCTTTGCGTTGCTCCTGCAATCCGGCGGCGGGGAGTGAAAAGAGAAACCCGTCAGCGGGCGACTCCGCCGCAACAACGTGCTGTTTTGTGATGAGTTCCGGGAGCGTCAGGTGATTGTCATCAAACCCAATGTCAGACGGGCGGCGGATTGCGCGGGACCACGAACATACCCACCGCCAGAAATCCCGCTCGGCGTGTCCACGGAATCGGTAAATGCCAGACCTGTTTTCATCCTTGCGACTGATCGTCGCCTCCGACTTCTTGAAGAATTTCCCCAGCATGTCCATATATCCCATGTATCCCAGCGCCTCGGCAGACGTGCCTAGTTCGATGAAGTCATTGGGTGCGGCTGTTGCGGTGCATAGAAGCCGGTATGGGTGTTTGCGCATGAAGTCCGTCACGTTCTTTTTCGTGACGCCATCGAAGTTCTTCAGAATGCTGGATTCATCGCAGACAGTGCCCGCAAAATCGGACGGGTCAAACAAGTGAATGCGTTCGTAGTTCGCCACCACAACGCGAGCGCCGGAATGCTTGCCGTCCAGTGACCGCACGGCATCAATTCCGAATTTCTCGGCTTCCTTGACTGTCTGGTGGCCCACAGAAAGCGGAGTCAGGATGAGTACGGGTTTGTTGGTTTTCTGGACGACGTTTTGAGCAAACGCCAACTCCATAAGGGTTTTGCCCATACCGCAATCCGCAAAGATGGATGCTCGGCCCTTCTTCGTCGCCCAGCCTATCAAGTGCTGCTGGAAGTCAAATGCCGCGTCCGGCATGAAAACCGGATCAAAGCCGTGATCGCCTCCGGTGTGGCTTTTCTTCGTGATGAATTCGTCGTATGTCATTTGTGTTTCGGTTGTGCCTTGCGGCGGGTGTTTGTGGTGCGGTTCGCGGGTTGCGTCAAGGGTTTTTTCTGTGTAACGCACGGATCAATTCCATGGGTCCACTCCAATCATGGAACTCAATCCGCATGTTTGGGTTGCTGTCCCCAATGTGCAGGAAAACAAACTGCGCCTCGCTTTTCAGTGCTTTCATGAATCGCGGAAGCTGAGTGTCGGTGGTGCTGAGTACCTCAAACGTATATCCATTGCGGCGAAGCTGCTCGGCAATGGGATTGATGTATGTGGATTTTCCAGTGCCGGACTGTCCGATGACTGAGATGATTGTTTGTTTCATTGTGTTTTGTGGTTGGGTTGTTGGATCAAGTTGCGGTGTGGTTATGCTTGTTTCTGGTGTCTCCATATCGCCCCCGCCTTCGCGTTGCAGGCGTTGGAGCAGTACTTTTTGACTATCCAGTTTTTCCGGGAGGTGGTTTCGGCGGGCCAGTATTTCTCACCGCAGACCGGGCAGGTTTTGACATCGTCCCGCCAGTTGGAATGCGGCGGCGGCTTGCAGGAAATGGGGGAGTTTCTCATTTGGCGCTTTCTTTCATATCAAGATTTCGGGCGTGCCATGCGATCAATGCGGCATCCACAAGCCCATCGTGGACCGCTTTTCCGCCCGGTCGCTTCGTCGGCCATATTTGATCCGTCCAGATTTCCCGCGCCTTTGCCAGCGCCGCCGGCTTCGTCCCGCCCTTGGGCTGCGTGCCGAGCAGGGCGCGTTGCCATGAGTCAAGCGGGTTGCCGGAGCGGACTGTGATGATGCGTTTGGTGGAAAGCTCCCGGCGGACGACGCCCATAATAATGCCGAAACTGATAGCCATGGAGCGCATGGAGGACTTGGATTGGGCGTGCTTTGGACAGTCTTCGATGGCAATGGTGACTCGTGAATACGAGTGGTTGAACGGCACTAGGAATGAGCCCAGTTCGTTGCCGTCAATCATCCCCTGCCACAGGCTGAACGGTCGCATGGTGTGGATGCCACCGTTGCTGCCGTAGAGGACGACAACGCCGCCTGTGGTGCCGCCGTCGATGCCGATGTAGTAGTCGGATGTCATTTCAGCGCCCCCATTTCATGCTCATCCTGCAACGCCATGTACGCCAGCCGGTCCACATAGCTGTCGAGGTGATCCGGCGAGCGTTCAATGCGGGCCGTCTTGAGCGCGATCAGGAATTGATAGCCCTCAGTGATGGTCATCTGTCGCCCGGTGGCTTCGCCAAATAGCTCGCAGATTCGCGGCATGGATCGTTCCTGTGACTTGCCAGTGGTGTCGTATTGGACGCCTCGGGATTCGATGGTGTCGGCGGCTTTGCGGAGTAATTCGGCGGCGGTCATAACGGGAGGAGTGGGGTTTCGTCTTCCTTGTCGCGGCGTTGCTGGTCGCGTATCCATGCCGTCGCGGATTTCAAGTTGTCGATCAGGTCGTCAGCGGCGCGGAGTGATAGGTTTGGCTTGGCGTGCAGGTAAACACCGCCCTCGCCGTCGATGACTTCCGCCAGTACGTCTCCGAAATTGCGCTTTTTCATGGCAGCACCTCCACCCATTCGGTGACTTTCATTCCCTGCTGACTCCATCGCGTTGCAACCGACTCGTCAAAGGTAACGCCGGAAACACTCATGCCGCACGGCGAAAGCCAGCACCGCCGAGGCTCCGGCTTCACTCGCCAGCGGGTGAGGTCGCTTTGCATGTCTGGACCTGATGCCGATCCGCTGTCAATCCAGCCGACAGACGGGGTGGCGTACTCAAGGATTTTCCCGTTTGCCTTGGCGACGTAGAGCGCCGCGAGTTCCGCAGACTTGGTTTTGATTTCTTCTGGTGTCATGGTGTTGGGTTTGGTTAGAATGGGATAAAATCTTCGTCTCCGGCTTCCTGCTTTGTGGGAAGTTTCTCGTAGTTCTTGGGGGGTGGTGAGGATTGTGTCGACCGTTTCCGCAGCGGTTTCCCGTTGCCGATGATTTCGGATTTCTCGTCCTTCCGTTCGACGCCGAGGTCTTGGCGGATCGTGGCGACGTTGCCGAATTGATCTTCTCCCTCCTTGTTCGGCCATGCGATCATTGAGCAGTACGTGTCCCCGTTCTTGCCTTTGAAGAATGCGGTTTTGTCCAGCTTGTTGACTTTGACTGTTATTTTGATTGGTTCGTTCATGATTCAATAGGTGGTTGTGGTTTCGGTGCCTGAAAGGCGTGGTCTTTGAGACACCTTCCCCCAGCCGACTGGGATTTGTCGCGTCTGCGGCGTCTGCTTGTCCTTCGGGACTTGCTGATACACGCGCAAGTCGTTCCCGCAAGACGGGGTGAGTGCCTTCTTGATAACAAAATCAAGCTGGTCCCGGCTCCTTCCTTCGTGAATGTAGTCAGGATTGATGAGATCAACGTCAATGTTGATGAAAATATAGGTGTCGTCGTCCATTAGATGAGTGTGATTTCTATGTTGTCTTCGGCAACGGCAAGGCGTGCATTCGTCATTGTCCGCACCTCAATCTCGCCGTTCCAGCCGTCTTGATCCGCGAGGCGCGGAAGCACCTCGACCCCTTGGTCGGTGCGGAGCCAGTCGTATCGTTGCGGCCCGTCAATCGGTGTGACGGTGGGGAATTTCCCGCCGGTGATGATGCGGCCTGTGGTCACTCGCCACCCCCTTCCGCCATGCGTGCGATGCGGCTGTTGATAGCCCAGACAATCCTGCGAGGGAGTGCGTTAAGCCATGCGTCTGAGATACTGAGCCGACTCCACTCAGCCTGCGCGGCTTGCGGAAGCCTCCGGTAAATGTTTCCCGGATTCCGGCGCATCGCGTCCGAGAGTTCGTTGCGCGTGGCAACGATGCTGTTGGTTAGTTCGGTTGGTGTCATTTGGTTTCGGTTTTTCTGAGTTCGTATGCGGTGAGCGCGTATTTACCCACCTGCTCCATCCATGTCTCCATGTCGCATGTCAACAGTTTTTCAGGCACCTTTAGCGCCCCGCAGATCAGCGGTTGCCATTTTACAATCACGGCCCGCCCCTCCTCAATCCGATCAATCGTGTCGGGACTGATCCCGGCTTTTCTTGATAGGGCAAACACCGCCAGCTTCTTTTTGCGACCGTCGGTAGACGTTGCCAACCGCAGAAACTTGGCACGCAGTCCGGGTGTTGTGCATTCATCCGGCAGCATGAGTTGACGGGTTGCCGTCTCGCCCATGCCAGCCAAAACCGCGCATGTCCCGGAGCAGTACCGACGCAAGCGCCACATGTTTTTTCGGATGCCGGGAGTTGGCAGGAAATCCACAAGGCACAGCTTGCACGCCTTCGGAGTGGTCTTCCATCCCCCCATCAGCTTCCCGCGATGAAGCGCGGCGCATCTGTGGTCGCAGAATTGGAGAGACGCCCACCGCTCTTTCCTTCGTCCCCCTCGTTGGATTTGGCGTTTGCAATAGCCACACGGCTTTGTCTCGCTGGCTTTTTCGGCGGTGGTCATTCAGCCCTCCCTTCTGCCTTGGCGATGGCGGCGCGGCCTAGATCGCCAAGCCTCATTGCAATTGCTCTTAGGCTTCTGGCTTTTCTGGCTTCTGGGGTCAGGTTCATTTTATATCCTTTTTTATAATCTCGGTTTGCGTTTGAAATTCTTGAATGATCCCCATGGGAGATGATTTGCAGGTTTTCTGGCGAGTTGTTGTCTTTTATTCCGTCAATATGATGAACATCCTCCCATGGGTTAAGCGGCCTGCCAATAATGCCCTCCATAACAAATCGGTGTTTTTTGACACGTATTTGAATAGTTTCAGTAACCCAAACTTTCCCCTCAATGTAGCCTTTTGAGTTTTTCCACCATGTTTCTTGCTTTTTGTTTGCGCCGCCGTTTTTCTTTCTGGCACACGGAACGGAGCAGTAACTGGATTTTGATCGAATCGGCTTAAATAGTCGCCCGCATTCAGCGCAGTTTTTATCAGGCAGTTTTCGATTGTTTGTGCGACCCCAGCTATCAACTAGTGCGCCTTTGATTTGGTTCTTTGAACTTGGCATAACGAAAGACTAATCGGACATACCCAATGAGTCAAGCATTGCTTTTGCAGTCAAGTCCCCGCCCCTTGCTTTAGCCTGCGCGAATTCGTAAAGCGTTGGCGCGGCGGCGATGAGGTGGGCGTTGGCTTCGGACGGGTCGCGTGTCATCGGGTCGGCGATGTCTTCGGCGATGGAGCAGTTTCCGCCGTCGCGCCCGACGTACCACTCAAAATATCCGACGCCCCCAGCACGTTTTGCGAACCACGGCCCTGGCGTGTGTTTCGGGCGGTCTTTCATTGCGGTTCGGGGCGGGTGATTTCTTGGATGGTGCCGCCGCTCAGTCTTGCGTGGTTCTTTGCTAGTTCTTTGCCAATAAAGACGCACGGACATCCATTCGGTTCCCATATAATCCAGAACTTCTGCGGCTCAGGCTTGAGCCGCCATTCGTCAGGGTCGGAATGCACGCTTGGGCTTTCATTGCAATCCACCCACCCACCGAGGGCTAAGAACTGCATTACCCGCCCCGTTTCCGCCGCTTCCGCGTAAAAGGCAGCCAGCCAATCGCATCGTGATTTGTATTCGTAAATGGTCATGTTCATGTTAGTATTCGATTTCGGTTTCTTCGGTTTCGGTTTTGCCGTGAACGAGTTTGGTCCTCGGCTTTTGAGTTATC